TGATTCACTCCATATTCATCTATTTGGGTTTTATCATCAAATTTATATAAAGACATATTTGTATCCTTTCATTTAAAATACGAAAACCGCACGCTCTACTGCGTACGGTTTTCTTTAGTTAATAAAAAACGTAAGTTTTATGCTTCGTTACGATTAAAAAATACTCTCTTCGTAGCTATTATTAGTGCCCATAAAAAACCACCTATATTAACAGATATCAACGTATATCCCAAGTATTTTTCTATATTTCCGCCAAATTGGGCATAATAGACAATAATAATTATTATGAGATTAATTAAAAATAAAATATAGCTTACTAATCCCAAATAAAACAAATACACGGATATCTTCGGAAACTTTTCCATGAATTTTTGCATTAAAGCACATTTTTTTCCAAAAAAGCACATAAAAAACAGAATTATAAATACTACCCATGCCAAGTAGGATATATTTTCAAAAGCAGATACCAAAAAATCAAAAAAATGCCATGATGTTTGCTTGAATAAATATCGACACAATTCAGTACATAACATATCAGCATACTCTAAAATAACGAATATTCCTCCTAAAATACATAAATCTCTGTCATATTTCATTTATTTCTCTTTCAATTTTAATGGTTGATATTTAATATTCGTAATTATATCCGAGGTTATTTATTTTTCAAGATAAATTCATTTTTAATAATCCTGATATTCTTGATATTTCCCAACCTCTTTAGCTCGTTGCCAATTATCATAATATCCAGCTCCTTGATACCCCAAATTATAAGCATTTATCCCGGCTTTAATTAAGGGATTTATTTTTCCAAGTCCGTATTTTACTGCGAAATCAACCAGTTTCGAGCCAGTAGTTATCGGCTTTGCAATAGGACGTTCCTTGTTTATTTCCTGAAAATTATGCACTTGAGCCAAAATATTGTCCGGTCTATGATCATATTTATGAGGAACTGTCCATGCATAATTTTTATCATTATAAATGCTATACCCATTTGAATTCTTGGAATCTATATTAAAATCTGTTGCAATAACATTGGCATAATTTTTCGCAAGTTGTCGCATTTCTTTTTCTTTAGCGCGACGAGCATTATATTCAATCTCATCTCGTAAAGAAAAATCGGAGTGATTCACTCCATATTCATCTATTTGGGTTTTATCATCAAATTTATATAAAGACATATTTGTATCCTTTCATTTAAAATACGGAAACCGCACGCTCTACTGCGTACGGTTTTCTTCGGTTAAATAGGTACATAATCCGCAAATTTTTAACCGTTCAATGCTTTAATCAATCCCGTCAAATTACTCCAACCTGACTGTTCCGAAGCATCGCGGCGAGCTTGCACTCCGCGCTCGGTATTATACAAGTTCATGGCATTTTCGTATCCGGAAACCGAACCTTCCAACAAAGATTTAATCTGATCAATGTAACTTTGGCGGGCATTATTTTGAAACTCTGCCGCATTAATATTGTCGGTTAAAGATTGAGAATATGCATTCTGACCATTCAAAACGCTCTGATAAGCGGCCTGATTAAGCGCCTCGTTCATATTGCTTTGTACTCCGCCCATGGCACGATTATATGCAACACTGCCAACCGGTATACCCTGATTGACCAAACGTGTCTGCATATCATCAAGTTGCTGTTGATATTGCGGATTCAGCTTATCAGTATATGACTGATATGTAGCATTTTCAGCTCGCTGTCTCGCCGCGTCGGAGTAATCAACTCCGAACTGATAGTTAGGCATTGAACTCAAATTATTACTCATATCTAATGCCGACGAAGTCATATTTTTCAATGTATTATCATAGTTACTTGTATCATAACCCCTTAAATAATTCAGATAATTTGTTTCATATCCGTACGGATTCATCGAACCGCTGCCGAATACTCTTCCTACTGATTTACTCATTTCTTCTCTCCCATAAAATTAATCCACGGACACTCCGAACGAAGCATCCCTAAAATATAACAATCATCACCGTTATCGCCGACTTGGCGCAGTATTCCCTCGTCCTTGAAACCTAAACGATGAACCATATCCAAGCTGTGGTGATTGTTTTTGCTTACCAAAACGCTTATACGACGGCAATCCATTCGGTAAAAGGCTATCGTAAACATCAGGCGCAAAACTTTGCGTGAGCACCAATGTTGATTTTCCGTATATATTGTCCACCACACTTCCGTATGACGGCGCAAATCGTGAAAAACCAGCGCTCCCACCAATTTTTTATTGTAGTAAAATCCGAATGTTAAACAATTTCCTTGCGGCCAATCTTCATCATAACCGAGACCTTGACGCACCCATTCGGTTATTCCTCCGTACAAATCGGGAAGTATATCCATACTCATAATAATCCCTCCCCTGTTTCATAACGAACCGAGGTTTCATACCATTCTATCCGATTACCGGAAGTAGTTGTCTTAAATACCAAACTGATTTTATAGCCGGTTGCCGAATTGCAAATCCATTGACTGTGCATTTCATTACTACCGGAATTATCCCATTTGGCACCGGACTTTATGTTACCGGACCATTTAGCTTTATTCCATTTTGATTTTCCGCATATGCCGATATTTTCGACATATTCTTGCGCCATATTTTGCATATCGGTATTTGTATAAATTATCAGGGAATACTTATAAAGCGATTTGGTACGGGGATTTATCAGTTGTATCTTTTTCAATTGCGGGGTACCTAAATCGGTGTATGCCTGCGCTATCTCTCCCGAAATCGGCTTACCGTTATCACAATAACCTTCATCAAATAAATACACTCCGTCCGCCGAACCGAAATACAATCGTTTATCAAATTCTATCCAACAATGCGATAAAATATTCAAAAAACGACACCATGCTCCGGTATTAACATTAATAACGTGTTGTTCATACCCCTTATCCAGCGGAACGTTAAATAGTGCATACCCGCCCGCCGAATATATAATTCCTGCCCAACCTCGACGTGAAAAATATGATTTGGTCCGACTTTTTACTAAATCTCTGATAATATCACTGAATGCAACCTGACTGTAATTTACCTTATCAAGAGGTAAAATTCCCGATAACGGGATATACCCGTCTTCCGTTATAATCACCACATCTCCCTGATACGATAAACAACAATTATATCCTATCGGACGACTTATCTTATACGAGCCTTTTAGCTTCCAATCATCGGCATCATTGACATCTGAACCGGAATAAACCAATACTTCGCCCTCGGAAGTTATAAATACCGTTAAATCATCAATTCCCTGCCCGCTGTCTATCGTCCAATTGGCAACCGCTGTCAATTGACCGCCGAAACGACATACCTGAGACAAATCAAAACATTGCAGAGTGCCGGCTATGTTTCCGGCATTTTCGGCATACCAAACTTTTAATGTTCCCTTTTCAATGAACCACAAACGCTGTTTTGACACACTACCGGAAACAATGGCGGCAGCATTCAATGCCGTTCCGCCGAATTCCCAATCTTTTACCTGTACGCACCCCTGATTATCAATATAAAATACTTTGGGAACATCAACCCCGTTCATAAAATACAAATAGTTTTTATATTGTACCGTTTGACAGTAATTCTCGCTAAAAAAAACATCCGAATAAGCGAATACATTATTTTGAGAACTGATATTATACAGTTTATGACCGCTGATTGCCAATAATTCTGAATTTACGCCATCATCAAATACGGCTAAGGTTATAACACCGTCGGTAAGCGGAGCATATAAAACATAACCGCCGCGTAATACTGCTTTGTCATTGTACGGAATATAGTTATCCATAACAATCGCATAAGTTTCTTCCATATCGGCAATGCTGTCGCGCATATTAAGACCTTTAATCGGAGACGGCAGAGTACAGCTCAACGACTTATTTTTCTTTATTGTATACAAGGCACGCATCATTCATATCTCCTCCAGCCCAAAGATCACCGCTCAACGCCAAATTAATATCTTTCAGCGCCAAAGAACTGCCGAAACGCTTCTTTAACTCATGCTGATATTCGACGTATTCTTCGCTGTAATCCAAACCGCTTCGCTTAAGCCACCGCCACAAAATCCCCGTTTTTACCAGATATTCGTCAAATATCGGAACATCGGTATTGGCCGTTAAAATACTTTTTTCTTCCAAAGTGTTATAATCCCAAACGATATTATCGGAACGATACTGAAACACTATTTTAATTCCGACTTGCGGTTCATTTAAAAGAACTAATTTACCATTTTGAATTTTAAATTTTACTCCGCTCTCATTATTACAAAAGTATTTATCCCGCATCCATTGCTCCGGGGTTATAGCGCCCACAACCCGTTCATTACCGTCCTTTATGTAAATTGTATTATTCAATATACAGTAGAAGTCTGGAATATAATCGGTTATAACGTATTGCGACTTACCTTTGGTTATGCGTAAACATCCCTCTTTGGTAAGTTCTTGCCAATTACCGTAACGCAATAAACTGTCCAGCGTTGACTTGGCCACGCTCAAGAAAATATTACTTTGTTGACTTGAACCGTTAAATAAATCATCAGGACGTTTGACGGCTGCTAAATCGGCTACTTCTTGACATATTTCTAAAATTGTTTTCATTATCAATCTCCTTTCGGAAGTTTTTTGGTGCTTAATTTTTTACTTTTATTTATACTTGTAATTTTTTGTTTTAAAATATTATTTTCATCTAATAGAAGTCTTATTTTTTCCTGATAATCAGATATTTTATCATTATATTCGTTTTCTTTACGGGCAAAATCGGCAACCTTATTATTGATTTTGGCATTTTGCATAAAAATCTTTGCTAATTTATGTTCGTTTTGCAAACTCAAGCTTTTAACCTTTTCTTCCGAAAGTTCCGCCAAGGCTTCTACGGTAAATATTCCGCGATTTTTACAAGTCGCAATTTCTGCGGCAGTCAAAAAAGCGAATTGCTCCAACGGAGTACCGTTTTTTATCTGTTCCTTTGCCATTTTATACAAAGCATATTCACGCGGGAAACGTCTGATTTTATCGGGGCTTGCCGGCTGATTGAACACCTCTGTGTTATTATCTTTCAAACGAATTTCCACATAAGTAACGTTCTTAAATATCGGCAAGCCGTTATCGTTGACAGCCGTGGTTTTAACCGCCTTATCGTAGAAACGTGCCGCCACATTGCTGTCATTATTTTTATTATCGGCCATTTCTCGAAACAACATATAATCAAACTCCATATCATTCTCCTAATTTTACACATTAAATTAATAAAGTAATTAATTGATATAAAAGAAAAAGGCGGAAATAAATCCGCCTTTTCCCCTTACTTAAATAATGTCTATTCGGTACCGCTGTCGGCATCAGTATTGGCATTATCGTCAGTGGTTGTTTCACTGTTTTCTGTCTGACTTTCGGTTTTAATCAAAACGCCTTGTAAAGCCGCATTACTCATCGTCAAGTTGCCGGCCCAACCGATAATACGATATAAAGCATCCTGATTAACTGAACGTCGGTCGCCGCCGATAACCTTCATATCACGATCTTTATGAGTGCGTAAGTATATAAAATCGGTATTTAAGAAATACATATGATTTTCCGGACAATTACCGCCCTGACCGCCGTCATATACGACATCGGCTCCTTTGAAACGAGAACTTATAAAGCCGGCTTCCGCCATTTTCGGATCGGAAAAGCGTTGTAAATCCATCAACGTAGATTCATAAATCGAATATAAAGTATCATCACAAACGATTAAATCCGGTTTATCCGCACCGCGAGAACATTTAAAATAAACACGGCTCATCATCTGTTTGATATTATCTTTGGTAATTTCACCGCTTTCAACCTGATTGCGCCAAAATTCATTACCGGTAGTGGAACGATCAATACCGCCGACCGTACCGGAAGTCGGGTCATCAGCTACCAACAAAGCCAATCCGCCGATTTCTTTACCGGAAGAACCGGTACCGTCGCCATAAACAGCTGCCGCCATTTTATTAATAAGAGTTTTTTCAGCGTTGGCAATTCGCTTCTCCAACAAATCCATAGTTTGTTCTTCGCCGCTGTTCATCAATAATTCTTCGCCGGAAATAGCCACCGGAACCGCACAGAGTTTTAAAGCATACTCGGCAGCCGTGAACAATTGTTTCGGACTGTATGAAATCGTATCATATCCCGAATACCAAATCATATCACCTTCACCATACTCCAGTTCTTCCAAAATTTTGGAACCACCGGTAATCGGGCGCATTTTGCCCTTTTCTTTTAATCTTTTCAGCAATGCGCTGTTTTTCGACATATTATCGTGCAAATACTTGGTACGGCTGTTTAATGTTGTTGTAAAAACGTCATTATAATCTTGTGTCATATTATTATTCCTTTATAAGTTGAAAATTTAATCCCTGAAAGCTGCCATATTTTTTTCTAACTCTTCACGCAGAGTTAAAGGTCTTTCCGGAGCTTCCGACTTTCCCTTAGGGGTAAATGCGGCTTTCTGCGCTTTTTTTGCTTCTGCCGCCCGTGAACTGATTTGCTTTTCAATCAGTTCGTTACGAACCTGCGGATTTAACCACAAAGCATTTTCATAAGCCTCTTCAACGCTTCGGGCTCCACCACCTGCAAGAAATTCCCATGCCTGATTTTTCACTGCTTCAAAATACGGGTGCAACAAATTGCCCTCTTCATCGGTTTGCCGACCAAACATTTGCAGACTTTCAAACATTTTTTGCACTTGCAGTTCGTTCAAATAAGAAGTAATTTCATGAAAATTCTGCTCCAGATGATTCAATCGAGCCACTGTTTCATCCGAAACCTCGCCTTGTTTATGCTTGCTCTTTTCGATATCCACACCATAAACCTTGGCAATAGCTTTTAATGTTTGTTCCGGATGACGAGCCATTTCACAATCAATCCAGATTAAGCCGAAAAGCCAATCTCGAATTTTTTCAATACCTTGTTCTTGCAAGCGTAATCGATTGGTTTCATATTGCGCTTCCAAAAGCTTGTAATCTTGCAAACCGTCCAAGGCCTGTTGATACTTCTCATTATTTTTGTTTTCGTGCTCTATTAAAAAAACCTGCCATTCTTGCGGCAGGTTTTTAAAATCGGACGCGAATTTTTCCTGATAACTTGTCGGAGCAAGCAACGCTTGTATTACCTCGGTTTCTTCATTCGAAGAAATCGACGGTTCGCTTTGCGCTGCCTCTTCCGCAGGTATATCAGACGCTTTGTTCTCGACTTGGTCTTCAAGCAGACCGTAAGCCTTAAACTGACGTTCAATTTCTTTTCTTAATTCATTCATTTCCATATCATCCTTTTATAGTTAAAAAGAAAATCGGCAAAAAGCTGCTTTTGCCGATTGTTTTCCTGCTTCTGACGAATATTTTTAATATATTCGGCAGAAAAATCGCTGCTGCGTGCCAAACCACTGGCACGCAGATACTTGTCAACATCCGCGACCGAAGATGCGACAGATCCGTCCGGAAGAACCACTTCTTCCGCGAATTGCTTGCTTATATATGTCATATTATCTTTCCTTACTGATTACGATTTTTTAATTCGGTAACCAACTTAAAATCATTTACCAACCGTTGTTATGCTTCTTTTTTTCACTAAATAAGCTCTCAATGCTGTTTTCTTTGATGCCGAAATAATAATTTTCGCCGTTATCATAAACCGGTTCGGCAAAAGTCAGCGCCAAGGCATCGGCCATATCCGGTGATTGACCTAAACGTCTTTTTATTTCGTCCTTTTCTTCCAATTGCAAACGACCGCGACTGTCGTATTTTTTGTTAACGGAAGTCAATTCGGCACACAAAATTTCGTCATCGGGAATTTTCACCGGCGGTATTGATTGTAACCACTGACGCAACTCATCCCACATTTCGGCCCGACGATTATGATACCTGTCATCGGCTAAGGCCTTACCTCCAAACATCACCGCCCGAACAATTTTTTTGAACCCACGGTCATTAAGAATATCAATAACACCGCCACCGACGCCTCCTGCATCAATAAATACTCTGGCCGGTTTATATTGTCTGATATAATGTGTTGCCAGGTTGGCGACCGCCACATTATCAAACTTGGCAAAACTTTTAAACTCACTGCAATAACGACCGCGTCGAAAACAAAAAACACTTTTATCATCACCGAAGCGTGCCACATCTATCCCGATAATCAGAGGTGAAGACGAATTACAGATATCACTCTGAGTTGCCAACCTCACTGTTTTGACATCTATCAGTTTACGGCTTCCGCTGTTTACCGGAGCTCCCAACCATATATGTTCGAAATCATCCGGTGCTTCTCTGCGACATTTCTCTGCCAAATATTTCATCTCATCAGGGCAAAAGGGATTATCGGTATAATTCACTTTTACCACTAATGTCTGCTTATCCGGATTTAATGCCACCGCTTTCCATACCGGATCGTTTTCTTCTTCCCTGTTCATCGAAATCCATATTTCAGAGCCGGCTTTTCTGATGGTCGGGTCAAGTATATCCCAGCTTTTTTTGCTTATTTTCTGCGCCTCTTCCAACCACACGATATCAATTCCTTCCAAAGATTTGATATTGCCGGCATTTTGTTCTTGCAATCCTTTGAAAATAAAAGTTGTACCGGTGATTTTATTGATAATCTGAGTTTCCATAACCTTATAATCTCTCAAGTCATAAAAAACTATCCGATCGCTTAAAAGTTTATGTACGGAATCTTTAATGCTTTCCTGTACTTCGCGCATACACGCTATTCTCAGCTTTTTCATTCTTCCCAAAAACAGCAAACTGTCGGCAAAGGCATATGATTTTCCGCCGGCTCTTCCTCCGTAATAAAGTTTATACCGTTTCTTCTGACGTATCAGAGGAGCGAATATCTCCGGAATTTTTGCTATTTGTTTTTTCATCAATAAAATCCACCAAAATACGAGTTAAGTTTTCGTTTGTTAAACTGTTTTCCTTATCATTTTGCATTGATATTATTTTGCATTTAAGTTCTTCGGCTTTCAGAGCCAAATTTATATTTCCCTCATCAATTGCCATTTGCTGAAGTTTATTAAGCATCTCCAAACTCTCGGCAAGTGAATAAGCATGATTTATTTTTTTCCTCGGCATCTTGCCTCCATTCAGTAAAATGTATTAATTTTCCAATTCCAATCTCAGTTTATTCAAGCGCCCTATCCATTCCCAAAGATTAGGATATCTTTCGGCACTTAAATTTTGTAATTCATCGGCAACTTTAGGACCGGCATGCGGAAACTGTGGTAGAATGACCTGTTCACAAACTGCCGGAGCGCATGAGCTTAAGCAACTCATCACGATTAGCATTAGGCTTAGCTTGTATCTTAGCTCTTTTCTTTGCCACATGTTTTATTACCTCCGTTTGCTTTTCGACAATTTGTATTTTTGCTTGACTTTTGCCATACAAAAATCCTCCGCATGCCGCCAAAAATATGCTGATAAACCATACCAATATCATCTTCATTGAAGCAACTCGTCTATTAAACCGATAACATCGCCTTTAAGCACTGCCAGAGCACACAAAAATATTATTCCCCATGCCAAAACATATAATTTAGGTATGCTGACAACACTCAAAATCAACCAGCGCCAAAAACGATATTGATGTCTATCATTTTTAGTCATATTACTCCTCCCGATAAAAAAGATGATTTTTCACCTCATAACATGGAGATTTACCCACCGCCCATTTAGGTTTTATACTTTTGGTATGATAATATACGGCCCCACCGGTAAAATCTTTCAATTTACCGCACACTGCAGCTCTGGCTATCTTTATGCATTGCTTGAAAACTTCATCTTGTATACTGATTCTCTGAATTTTATGCAAATTCGGGTCATTTTTATTCCAACAACTGAATTGAAATTTTTTGAGGCAAGTTTGAGCGATACTGGGAACTTTTGCTCCGTTGATAATTACAAAACCACAATACCATTTATGAGAACGATATCGATTCATAACAACACAGGCTACAGCTTCCATTCCTTCATTACCTTCACCTCTGGCTTCGCCGTATATGGTACGCGCCAAAATATCTATATCAACATCAATCTCAGCTGTCATTTTTCTTTCTCCTCATTTTTCCTTCCAACAAGAGTTCCAAACGAGTTTTGATTTCCGTAAGTACTAAATTCTGTTGAGATTGCAAAACAGCGATGGCTTCTATTTTACCATCGCTGTTCTTAAATCTCTGTTCCAAGTTTTCCAACTTAACTTCTTGTCTGGCTTTCCACTCTCCGAGCCGTACTATCGCTAATATCAAACCAACCAGTGATGTACATCCGCTAATTACTCCCCAATCCATTTTCTTCCTCACTCTCTACCACAATAACCGGTATATCCGGATACTCGGTTACTTCCACTTCGATTTCGTTGCCGTTTTCGTCTTTTTCTTTGATTATTTTCTTAATACCTTCCATTGTTTTTCTCCTTAATCATCTACCCAAGTCAGTACACCATTGACGTTCTTGAGCGTTTGCGTTTTGGTTGCATCATAACCGGTAATTGTGGTTATGTTGTTTTGCTTACCGGAAATCGCCGTATTTACCCATGCGGCATTAACCGTTTCCGTACCGGTGGCACCAGCTGCCGGTGTCGGAGTATAAACCGTTCCACCATAGTGAATACTTCCGTCTACCCGACATTGAATATAATTAAGCCAAGTGGTACCGGAGCGTAAACCCTGTATAAGATTTCCATCATTCTGTTGATAATAATAACCGTCATATCCGCTGGTATTACTCAAATGTTTGAAAAAAAGTACTCCGTAAAATGCCTTATTACCATTAATATTTTCTTCGCCATTAATATGTACTACCGAATTATTGTCGGCCTTCCCTTTTACTTCCGCTTCCACCTTATCCACCATCTCTACCGTTGCCGTTCTAACAGGCTGACGAATTGTGAAATCAGTTACTGTCGAACCTGACAATGAATAATATGCAAGCGCAATTCTTTTTTCGGCACTTCCGGTACCTTTATATACCTGATTTTGTTTTTTCACATACGAATAATACTCTGAACCGTCGAGTTCTGATAAGTTGTCAATTTCACGATAGCTAAACGGTGATATATAGTTAGTATAAGTATACTGAATTGCTCTAGTATATCCTGTCGGAGCAGTACCAGTTAACTCAACAACAGTTAAACTACTTGTTGTTTTATTTATACTTTTCAAACTTCCATTGTCGTTTAATCCGTCTGCTATCAATACTTCAACATTCGGATAAATAACCGCGTGATGTCCCACAAAACAGGCACCGTTGAAAATCATATCGTTGCCGTTAGAGTCTTTGGCAAAAGAAGCAACACCGCTTGACATTGTTACTAAATCAAACGGATAACAATAGCTTGTAGCACTCCAAGCGCCGTCTGTATATTTATAAATCAATTTATCCGTAGTGTTAAAGAAATAAGTATAAGTACTGCCGTCTGCCGGATTGCTTGCACCCGAACCGGTAACTGACAAAGCGAGTGGAACTTGTATCGCCGCACCGTTTGAACACAACAGATAATTACCGTCAGCCAGCGAACTGTCAATCGTATATGTTTGGTCTGCCGAAAGCGTAGTCGTGGCATAAGTCGAGCCTGTATTTGTCAGGATACTACCGCTTGCGAGAGTAACCACATTACTCGCAATCGAACATTTAATATTCTGCGGTATCTCTAATACACAGTTAGAAATCGTACCGTTTTGACTGTCAACAATCATCTGCCCGTCAGCGGAAAGATTAGAAAGTGAGGTTGATGACTTTCCGACCAATAAACTGTCAACTTGAGTTTTATTATATGTATCTGTTATACCGTATCCGGATAAAGTTGTAGCCACATCGGCTTTATCCTCCAATAATCCGTCGGTTTGTGCTTTAGTATAAGCATCAGTTATACCATAACCTGCCAAAGTATTTGCAATATTTGCTTTACCTGCCAACAAAACGTCCGCTTGTGTTTTAGAGTAATACTGCTCTAAGTCGGCTACGGTTTG